AATGTACAGACAAACCCTATATAAAATTTTACCTAATCATATTAAATCTAAAGTACTTAAAAGAAACAATAGATATAAAAAATGGGAAACAGGTTACAATGAAGAACATGATATTGTTATTATTAGTAAAACTGGAAAGATTGGTGAGATATATGAAATACAAGGTCTTAAAGTGGCGCTTCCATTAGAAGAAGACGTTTACAAAAGATCTGGAAAAAAAGAGGAACAATACTGGGAGTCTTATACATATCCAAAAGAACTAGCTTCAATTAGAACAGTTTTTGATTGGAATGATCTTCCAAGTTATTTTAAAGATAAATGGTATGATTACATTGATACAGAGTTTAAAAGACGCGATGAAGGCCACTGGTTCTATAACAAAGGTATACCTAGTTATATTACTGGTTCTCATTACATGTACTTGCAGTGGACCAAGATTGATGTGGGGCAACCAGACTTTAGGGAATCAAACAGAATCTTTTATATTTACTGGGAGGCATGTAAGTTGGATGCCAGATCTTACGGATTGTGTTACCTTAAGAACAGACGTTCTGGATTTTCATTCATGGCATCTTCAGAACTTGTACACCAAGCAACCATCTCTTCGGATTCCAGATATGGCATATTATCGAAGACTGGAGCTGATGCAAAGAAGATGTTTACCGATAAGGTTGTACCCATCTCGGTTAACTACCCGTTCTTTTTCAAACCGATCCAGGACGGTATGGACAGGCCCAAAACCGAACTTGCCTACAGAGTACCCGCTTCCAAACTTACCAGACGAAAACTTGATTCCAATACCCAAGCCGAAAAACTACAAGGATTGGATACGACGATCGACTGGAAGAACACCGGTGACAACTCATATGACGGTGAGAAACTCAAGATCCTCGCACACGACGAGTCGGGCAAGTGGGAGCGTCCCGACAATATCCTCAACAACTGGAGGGTCACGAAAACAACGTTAAGATTAGGTAGTAGAGTAATAGGTAGGTGTATGATGGGTTCAACATCAAACGCACTTGACAAAGGAGGAGCTAATTTTAAAAAGTTATATGATGCATCAGATGTTACAAAAAGAAACAGAAACGGACAGACTAATTCAGGATTATATAGTTTGTTCATACCTATGGAATGGAACTACGAAGGATACATTGATACTCATGGATTTCCTGTATTCGACACTCCGAAAAAACCGGTTCAAGGGATTGATGGCGGAAAAATACAAATCGGAGTTATCTCACACTGGGAAAATGAAGTAGAAGGTTTAAAAGATGATCAAGATAGTTTAAATGAATTTTATCGTCAGTTTCCACGAACAGAAAAACACGCTTTTAGAGATGAAGCAAAACAATCTTTATTTAATCTAACTAAGATTTATGAACAAATAGATTATAATGAAGATTTAAGAAATACAAATGTAGTAACACAGGGAAGTTTTCAATGGGAAAATGGTATAAAAGACACTAGAGTAATATTTTTTCCAAATAAAAATGGAAGATTTCTTATCTCTTGGATACCATCCGCTGAGTTACAAAATAAATACTTATTAAAAAATGGTATCAGATATCCTGGAAATGATCACTGTGGTGCTTTTGGTTGTGATAGTTATGATATTTCTGGGACAGTAGATGGTAGAGGTTCTAATGGTGCATTACACGGTTTAACTAAGTTTTCAATGGAGGATGTTCCTCCTAATACATTTTTTTTAGAATACATAGCAAGACCACAAACAGCTGAAATGTTTTTTGAAGATGTTTTAATGGCATTAGTATTTTATGTTATGCCTATATTAGCTGAAAATAATAAACCAAGATTATTATATTACTTAAAAAGAAGAGGATACAGGGGATATTCTATAAATAGACCTGATAAGCTTTATAATAAATTATCCGTAACTGAAAGAGAAATAGGTGGTATACCTAATAGTAGTGAAGATATTAAACAAGCTCATGCGGCTGCAATAGAAGATTATATAGAACATTTCATAGGTATTACAAATCAAGGTTATGGTGATATGTATTTTCAAAAAACATTAGAAGACTGGGCTAGATTTAATATAAATAATAGAACAAAGCATGATGCATCTATTAGTTCTGGACTTGCTATAATGGCATGTAATAAAAATAGATATTCTCCTATTATTAAAAGAACTATATCAAAAATACCTTTAGGCTTTAAGAAATATAACAATAAAGGAGTAAATTCAAAAATAATCAAAATAAATGATTAACATTAACTATAATAGTAGTTTTCCAGATCAGGTTGTACCTGAAGAAGAGAAAAATTCTTTTGAATATGGTTTGAAAGTGGCTCAAGCTATTGAGCACGAGTGGTTTAGAAATAACAGTGGGCAAAATAGGTTTATTGATAATTTTCAAAACTTTAATAGACTAAGATTATATGCAAGAGGCGAACAACCAGTTCAAAAATATAAAGATGAATTAGCTATAAATGGTGATTTATCTTATCTTAATCTAGATTGGAAACCAATACCAGTGTTATCTAAGTTTGTAGATATAGTAGTTAATGGTATGACTGAAAGAGGTTATGAAATAAAGTCTTTTGCAGTTGATCCTTATGGTATAAAAACAAGAACAAATTATGCTGAATCTGCATTAAGAGATATATCACAAAAACAAAGTATAGCTAATTTAACCCAACAAACAGGTAGAAATTACTATGCGTCTACCAATCCTCAAGCCCTACCAGACGATCCAGAAGAATTAGACTTATATATGCAATTATCTTATAAGCAAAGTATTGAAATTGCTGAAGAAGAAATTATAGATAAAGTATTGAATTATAATAAGTTTGATCAAGTAAAAAAACAAATAGCTTACGATTTAACTGTTTTAGGTATAGGGGCTTGTAAAACTAACTTTAATTTATCAGAAGGAATAACTACAGAGTATGTAAACCCAGCTAATATGGTTTGGTCATATACTGAAGATCCAAACTTTGAAGATTTATATTATGTAGGTGAAGTAAAAAACTTATCTTTATCTGAAGTAAAAAAACAATTTCCTAATTTAACAAATGCAGATTTAGAGCAAATACAAAAATATCCAGGTAGAAACTCTTTTAATAATAGTTATTGGGGTCAAAATCAACAAGATATGGTTCAAGTATTGTTTTTTGAATATAAAACATACCATGATCAAGTATTTAAAATAAAACAAACTGAACAAGGTTTAGAAAAAACATTAGAAAAACCAGACTTTTGGAAACCACCAGAAAGTGACAACTTTAAAAGGGCTTCAAGAGCAATTGAAGTTTTATATACTGGGGCTAAAGTGTTAGGTTTAGGAGATACAATGCTTGATTGGAGGTTAGCTGAGAATATGACAAGGCCCATAGCAGATACTACTAAGGTTAATATGAATTATATATTATCAGCGCCTAGGATGTATCAAGGTAGAATAGAGTCTATTGTAAGTAAAACTATAGGTTTTGCTGATATGATTCAATTAACCCATTTAAAACTACAACAAGTTCTAGCTAGAATAGTTCCTGATGGTGTATATGTTGATGCTGACGGATTATCTGAAGTAGATTTAGGTAATGGAACTAATTATAATCCAGCAGAAGCATTAAATATGTATTTTCAAACTGGTAGTGTTGTAGGTAGATCATTAACTCAAGATGGTGATCCTAATAGAGGTAAAATACCAATACAAGAATTACAAAGTTCTTCTGGCATATCTAAAATACAATCAATGATACAAACTTATCAGTATTATTTACAAATGATAAGAGACGTAACTGGATTAAACGAAGCTAGAGATGGTAGTACACCAGATAAAGATGCTTTAGTTGGTTTACAAAAACTAGCGGCCGCTAATTCAAATACAGCAACCAGACATATATTACAATCATTAATGTACATGACAGTAAGAACATGTGAAAATGTTAGTTTAAGAGTTTCAGATATGTTAAACTTTCCTTTAACTAGAGATTCATTAATTAAAAGCATCAACAATTTTAATACATCTACATTAGAAGAAGTAGAAAAATTACACATGCATGATTTTGGTATATTCTTAGAATTAGAGCCTGATGAAGAAGAACAAGCTCAATTAGAAAAAAGTATACAAATAGCTTTACAAGCAGGTAATATTGGATTAGAAGATGCAATAGATTTAAGAGAGATATCTAATATAAAACTTGCTAATCAAATGCTTAAAATTAAGCAAAAAAGAAAACAAGAAAGAGATAGAGCGGCACAGTTAGAAAATATACAAGCACAGGGTGAAGCAAATCAAAAATCTGCTGAAGCTGCTTCATTAGCTGACGTTCAAAAAGAACAAGCCGTTGCTGAAACAAAAATACAAATAGAGCAAGCTAAGTCTCAGTTTGAAATTGAAAGAATGGAACAAGAAGCTGCTATTAAAAAACAATTAATGGCTGAAGAGTTTCAATATAAATTACAGTTAGCACAAATGGAAGCTGGTCGTGAAACAACTAGAGAAGCTGAAATTGAAGATCGTAAAGACAAAAGAACAAGAATACAAGCTACACAACAAAGTAAAATGATCGAACAAAGACAAAAAGATCTTTTACCTACAGATTTTGAATCAGAAAATGATTCATTAGGAGGATTTGGATTAGAACAATTTAGTCCTTAAAAATAGTTATTAATTTTATATTATCATATTATGTCAAAAAAAGAAACAAAAGAAGTAAAAGAAGAAGTAAAAGTTAGTGATACTACGCCGGTAAAAACTGAAGGCGAGTTTAAAATAAAATCTGCTAAAAAAATGAAATCATTAGGTGAAAAAGATGAAATGAAACCTATAAAAGTAGATTTAAGTAAAAAAGAAGAAACTAAAACAGAATCAAAAGATGCCATTCAAATCGGAGAAACAAAGAAAGTGGATGTGGGCGAACCTACCCAGTCTAGCGAAAAAGTGGACAAAGAAGTACGGGTCGAGTCCGATAAAAATGATGTTGAAGAACAAACAATAGATTCACCAATACAAGAAATAAAAAATGAAGACAGTGACGTTGACGAGAGCAGAGTGGCAGGAAGCAATGAAACTACCACTGCCTCACAAGAACAAAAAGAAATACCTCAGGAAGTTGAAGCACAAAAACTACCAGAGAACATAGAAAAATTAGTTCAATTTATGGAGGAAACAGGCGGCACAGTTGATGACTACGCTCGTTTAAGCCGGGACTATAGCAATATAAGCACCGACGCTCTATTACATGAATACTACAAAGCAGCTAAACCTCATTTAGATAGTGAAGAAAGATCTTTTATAATAGAAGATTCATTTTCATTTGACGAGGAATTAGATGAAGCAAGAGACGTTCGAAAGAAAAAACTTGCGTACAAAGAAGAAGTTGCAAAAGC